TTGTAGAGGAATTAAACACCACGGAGCTTCAATGAAGACAGCAAAGCTAACAGGATGTTTCTTAGAAGAAGATTCAGCAAGAGCAGAATTCTATTCAAATATTAAACTTGGAAAAAAATAACTAAAACCAAATAAAAATGAATTATTGGCAAGTAACTGTGCAATTGGAGCACGAAAACGATAGAGGTCGTATCCAAAGAGTAAAAGAACTTTATTTAGTAGATGCAATTTCAGCAACAGATGCAGAGGCAAAAATCTACAAAGAGTTCGAAGGAGAGTCTAACTTTTCGGTAGTAGGAGTTAATCAATCGAAAATATTAAAAGTATTGGAATAAAAAGTTGGCTCTTCGGAGCCAATTTCTTATATTAATAAAAAAGTAAAGTTATGACTAAATTAGAACAAAAGCAACAAGAGTATATCAAGTTAATTTGGGAGCAAGTTCAGCAATTATCCTTAATGTCTAAGATTGAATTAGGAGATGATGTAATTGAAGAACTAGGATTTCGAAATGCTGAATTGATTAAACTAAGAAAATCCTCAGTACCTTTTATTGATGAGGTAGAAGAATTTAACGCTGTAATGGGTAAACCAAATAACTATGAACCAACCATCCCCGAAAGAAAAGAATGGGAATTTGTATACAATTTCATCCTTGAGGAACTTGAAGAATATAAAGAGGCTTGCGAGAAAGGAGACATCGTTGAGGTTTTGGATGCTTTGTGCGATATTACTTATGTTGCCACTGGGAACGGTACTATGTTACATGGCCTTAAGGATAAGATATGGCCGGCATATCAAGAAGTACAAGCTTCAAATTTATCAAAAGCTTGCAAAACTGAAGAAGAAGCTAAAGCAACTGTCATTCAAAGATCGAGTGAGCAAGGTGAGGAATGTCATTACGAAAAAGTTGGAGACTATTTTATCGTATATAGATCAAGAGACAGAAAAGTCCTCAAGGCTTTAGATTATTTTCGTCCTAATCTTTCCCAATTTTTTACTGAAGAAGAATTAAAAAATTCAATTAAAAAATAATTTTTTATAATATTTATTATCGATAACAAGATAATAAAACAAAATGACGAAAATTTATTTAGTTGAAAATTGTTATGGGGATAAAAATAAAGTATATATAGGTAAAACTAAAAATACTAGATTTTCTCCCCATAAAAGAAAATTTGGAGATGATATAAAATATTCATATATTGATTGTACTCCATCTTTATTAAAACAAGATTGGAAACCTTTAGAATGTTATTGGATTGAACAATTTAGGCAATGGGGTTTTGAGTTAATGAATTTAAATACAGGAGGAGGGGGTTGTTCATTCCATACTGAAGATGAAAAATTAAAAATGAGAGTCCCTAAAATTAATAAAGAAAATTACTCTAAACCTAAAACAAAAAATTGGAAAGATTCAGTAAAAGGAAAATCAAAATATTATCCTGAAAGTAGAAATCAAAACATAAGTAATTCTTTAAAGGGATATAAACAATCTGAGGAACATATATTAAAAAGATCTTCCCATTTAAAAGGAAAATCTAATTTAAAAAATAAAAAACCCAAACCTGAAGGATTTGGAGAAAATGTAAGTATTAAATTAAAAGGTAAACCAAAATTATACCTTCAAAAATCAGTATTGCAATATGATTTACAAGGAGAATTTATTAAAGAATGGAACAGTATAACAGAAATATGTACCCAATTATTTAATGATGTCTCAAAAAATCCAAATATAACTAAATGCTGTCAAGGTAAAATTAAAACAGCTTATGGTTTTATATGGAAATTCAAAAATCATACTTAAAACAATTAACAGGAAATTAACTTAAAAACAAACAAACATGACAACATTACAAATTACAGGATTAGTAGTATTTATAGTAGTAATAGCAGGTATATTAGGATACCTATTTCAAGCCGGCAAGAACTTACAAGAACCCCCAACTGAAAATTTTGATCAGTATACCGAACAGGAATTGGAGAATATTAAACTAATAGAAGAGCTTTATAATAGAGATACTAGATCGCAAGCAGCTAAACAAGCACTAGAAGTTGAAGTAGTAGAACCAGAGTTTGTAAATCAAGAAGATCAAACATCACAAGTATTCCCACCTGAGGCAGCTATTAATACCCAAACAACATCAGAAACTCAGGAAAAAAATCCAGAGTCTTCAGTTGATAAACCAAAGAAAAAAAGAAAATATTATCCTAAAAATAAAAAATAATATTAAATAAAGGTTATAATGAGTTATAAAAATATAACAACTACTTCATTAGGTAAAAATAGATACAATATTACCTTATGGACAGATGATGAAGTAGAACAATATGAATTTCAAAATTATGCCTATGAAGTGTGTAGCCCAAATCAGGCTACACATTTTGGTTTAAATGGAGAACCTCTAAAAAAAGTTACTTATTGGGATGGTAACAATCCATTTATTCATTATCATGATATGCCTATTCATCAAAAATTTTTAATTGATAAATACGGTATAAATGATGAACCCTCAACTACTCATAAAGAAATTTTTTTTGATATTGAAATTGAAATGGGTGGGGCTTTAACTCCTGAATATATTAGAAAAGCACCCAAACCTGTTACTTCAATTGCTTGGTGGCATAAACAAGAAGATAAATGGTATATTTTAATTTTAGATAAAGAAAATAAAATTGAAAAAACTATTATAGGTAATAAACATATTATTCCTGTACCTAATGAAAGAGAATTACTAAATAAATGGTTAAATTATTTAACTAAAGTTAGCCCTGATATTTTAATTGGTTATAATAGTGATTATTTTGATATACCTTATCTTTATTATAGAATCCTAAACCAATTAGGTGAGCGTAGAGCTAACGCTTTATCCCCAATAAGTAAAATTAAAGAACAAAAATATACTAATGACTCAGGAACAACTTTTTGGAATGAAGATCAACCTGTAAGAATTGAAGGTATATATTCTTTAGATTATCTTCGTTTACATAAAAAATATTCATTTGCTGATGAACCTTCTTATAAATTAGATGCATTAGGAGAAAAATATTGTAAATTATCTAAAATTGAATACGAAGGTAGTTTAGATAGATTATTTGAAACCAATAAAGAAAAATTTATTGAATATAACTTTCGAGATGTTGAAATCTTAAAAGCACTTGATAATAAATTCAACTACATCAGTTTAACTAAAAACTTAGCACATAAAGGTAAAATTCATTATGATGATGTTTATCAATCATCTAAAATTCATGATGGAGCTATTTCAGCGTTTTTATTATCAGAAGGTATAATCCCACCTTCTAGAGATAGAAACCCAATTAAAAAAGCAAATTATGCTGGTGGTTATTTATTTTGTCCTAAAGCAGGTTTATATCGCTATATGTTTGATGAAGATTTAACTTCACTATACCCTTCAATTATTATGTCTTTAAATATTGGTAAGGAAACATTAATAGGTAGAATTATCGATTTTAATGATAGAAACAATCGTTTAGGTCTAATTGATTTAGTAAATGATACTGAAGATAAATCTCGTACCATGGAGTGGTTTACTAATAAAGATAAATTTAATAAAATTGATTGGACTTCTTCTAAAATAGTTAAACTGCTTCAGCAATATAATTTGGCTATTTCAGCAAATGGTGTTATATTCCGTACTGATAAAGAGTCCGTATTATCAACAATTTTGAATAAATGGTTTGATGAAAGGGTTTTATATAAAAATAAAATGAAAGCCGCTTATAAAGCAGGAGATGCAGTAGCAGGTGAAAAATATCATTTACTTCAGTATACTCAAAAAATTCTACTAAATAGTATGTATGGTGCATTAGCTTTACCAAGTTTTAGATTTGGAAATGTATTATTAGCGGAAGCCACAACATTAACTGGTCAGAGAATAATCCAGGAAAGTGCTCTACATGCTAACCGTCACATGAATAAAATTTTAAAAGATTCTAAATTTAAAGAAGAATTTTTAAATTCTTTATAAAAGTTTAATATTTATTATTAAACACCCTATAAGGAATTTAATTATGAGAAAAAAAACAACAGAACAATTTATTAAGGAATCAAAAGAATTATATCAAGATTTATATAATTACTCCAAATGTGCTTATATTAACACTATGACCAAGGTTATAATTACTTGTAAAGATCATGGAGATTGGGAAGTTACTCCTGATAATCATTTAACAAAAAGGAGTGGATGTCCTAAATGTAAGGGATTTAATTTGAATAAAGAAGAAAAAATAAATTTAGCTCATCAAGTTCATAATAATAAATATGATTATTCTCTTATAAAAGATCAAATTATTTTAAATACTAAAAAATATGACATAAAATGTAATATCCATGGGGTATTTCAACAAGTATGGAATAATCATTATACTATGGGTCAAGGATGTCCTAAATGTAATATTGCGGGAAGAAAAAAAACATTAAACGAAGGGCAAAGAAATAGTTGGTCTAAAGATTATACTAAAGAGTATATGAATAATTATAGAAAAAATAGACGTAAATTTGATTTAGATTTTAAATTAATTAGTGATTTAAGAACTAGAATTTATTTATGTGTAAAAAATTATAATCTTAATAAAAAAGATAAATCTATTAATGAAATAGGTTGTTCTATTCAAGATTTTAAATTACATTTAGAAAAACAATTTACAGAAAATATGACTTGGGAAAATTATGGAACTTATTGGGAAATAGACCATATTGTTCCTTTAAGTAAAAATGGTAGTTTTCATTATACTAATACTCAACCTTTAACAATTACAGAAAACCGAAAAAAATCAAATAAATTATAATGGCATTAAAAGGACAATCAATTAGAAATGGAATTACCATTTATGTTAATGGTACTAAAGCTGAAAAACAATTAGTTATTGAGTTATCTGAAAGTTGGGATGCTACACAAGAAAAATTCTTTAAAAAGATGCTACAACAAGGAGGTAAATGTAAAGTCAACGGAAATTCTTTTGAAATAATCCTTAAAGAAAGATCAGATTTAGATTCAAAAGGAAACCGACCAATTAATTTATCACCTGTACCAGGAGAAAGAACATTTTGATATGAAACATTTAGAAGATACCCCATGGTGGATTTGTGATGAAGGTGATTTCAATTTTTGCGCCTATGTGGATACAGACTCTAATTATTTTAATGCTGAGCCCCTATTAAAACATCTATATTCTGATTTTGATGAAAAATCTGATCAAGAAAAAGATGATTTATTAGAGAAAGTAGCTCTTAAGTATCAAGATATTATAACAGAACATTATAACACACTCGCTAGAGAAGCCTTTAATGTTAATACACACCGATTAGAAATGAAAACCGAGTGTGTTATTCGTTCTGCTTATTTTAGAGCTACAAGACGTTATGCTCAATGGATTACTAAAAAAGAGGGTATAGTTAAAGAAGAACTTGATATTAAAGGATTAGAATTTAAAAAAGCTAATTTCCCAAAATATTTTGGTAAATTTTACCAAGAAATTCTTGAATTAATTATTAAAGGTACCCCACAAAGCATCGTTGATAAAAAAATTCATGAATTTAGACAAGAAGCCACTTCATCAGACATTGATTTTACCTTAATTGGTAACCCAACTTCAGTAAAAACATTAAATGAATATGTTGCTTCACACCCTAAACCAGGTAAAATTTTATCTGAAATAAAACAAGGAGCCGGTGCATCAGTTAAAGCATCTATTAAACATAATGATTTATTAAGATTTTGGCAATTAGATTCTAAACATAGTCAAATTGTACAAGGTGATAAAATAAAATGGGTTTATTTAAAAAATAATCCGTATAATATAGAAGCAATTGCTTTTTTAGAACACGATTTACCTCAAAAAATGAGAGATTTTATTTATGAATATGTTGATAGAAGTAAAAGTTTTGAAACCATCTTACAGAAAAAATTACAGGGCTTCTATACAGATCTCGAATGGGTGCTTCCAAATTCTAATCCACTTGTATATAAATTTTTCACATTTACTTAATAATCTATAATATTTATAATAAATCGGGGAAATTCCTCCAAGTAAAATATAATATTATGGTAATATATCAAATTGAAAATTTAATTAATGGTAAAAAGTATATTGGTAGAGATTCTTTAAATAGATCTGGTTATTTAGGAGGAGGAACCGCGATTAAAAATGCTGTAAAGAAATATGGCAGAGAAAGTTTTAAAAAAACTATTATTGAAGTTTGTAACGATTATAAGCATCTTTTAGAAAGAGAAGAATATTGGTTAAATTTTTATAATGTAGTTAGCAATCCTAATTACTATAATATGATTACTTCTCCAAATGGTTGGGAAAAAGGTAAACCAAGACCTGAACAGTTAGGTAGAGTTAATAGTAAAGAAACTAGAGATAAAATAAGCAGAAAAGGTAAAGGTAAAACAGGAAAAACTTCAGGTAAACCCATACCAGTAATTCAATATAAATTTAAAATTAATAAAATTTTAATTTCAGAATATACATCTTCTATAGAAGCTGAAAGAGTATTAGGGATATTAGCCCATGATATAAGAGCTGCTGCTAGAGGTAAACAAAATACTGCTGGGGGGTTTATTTGGGAATATAAAATTTTAAATAAAAATATTTCTAGAAGATTTAAAGAATCAACTCCTGTTTATCAATATTCATATGAAAAGATATTAATTCCTATAAATGAATATAATTCTATAAATCATGCCTCTAAAGTTACTAATATAAGTCAATGTGATATTAGTGCTGTTTGTAATAATAAACAAAATACTGCTGGTGGATATATTTGGAAACATAAAAATGAAAAATAAATTTTTTACATTCAACTAATGGATAAAACAATTTTAACACAAATAATTGAAAGTTTTTACTTAAATGGATTAACATCTCAAGTTAAATTTAAGGTAAAAAACAACGAAGC